CTTCACATTCTGGTGAGGTAGGTCTAAATATTTCACACCGTTTTGGTGGAAAGAAAAAGGATTTATTTGGAGTAACTGTTGGTGGTTCTTATGAGACTAGTGGATTGATTGAAGCATCTGCTTCTGTTGATTATAAAGAGATGGTCATTATTGAAGGAATTCATCAAATCAATGATGGTGTTTCCAATACAGCAGTTTCTGCAAAACTTAAATTTAAGTTCTAAAATCCTAAATATAAAAGACACTTCATCAAGAGACTGATGGATAATCCAAATAAAAGAGAAAAGTGTATGAGTACTGTTATTCGTATTGCGATTTTGGGTTGGTCCGCTGCTCTTCTTACTGCTAGTTATGCTGGGGCTCTATCTAAAATGGACCCCACTTTCATTGCAACTGTTTTCACCGCATCCGCTGCAACTTTCGGTATTAATACAATGAAGAAGGGTGGTGATGAAGATGAGAAGAAAGAAGAACCACGCAGAGAAGTAGTTGCAGAACCTACTCCAGAACCTGAAGCACCAGAAGTTGCTGTTGCAGAACCAACTCTTGAAGAAAGAGTTGAAGTATTAGAAGGTCAAGTACAGCCCCGTACAGGAGGAGTATAATGTCTAAGTCTGCAAATAAAGGTAAGAAAGGTTCTGCTGGGGATAAACAATCCAAGCAAAATCAAGGTAACGCCACTGCTAAAAAGGCAAAGAATGGTGGTAAGAAAAAATGATTGAGTTTATGACTTTGACTATTGTTGGACATATGATAGTGGGACCTGATTTGTGTCAGACAGATTATTTGAATAATAATAAAATATATACATTCACATACCCATGCCAAGAGAATGGAACACTCCTAAACGAGAGTGTTGGAATGCTCCCATCCATCAAATACTCAAAGCTATAGATAATCACACCCGTCTTCATATGGAGACGGGTGATTTTTGGCATGAAGAACAGGCCCAGATCTTGAGAAAGTATGTAAAAGATTTGAAAGTCTGGATACATAAACAAGAAGGTTGGTGGAACGAATGAAAAAGTTATTCACCTCAATTGGTTTAGTTTTATCTTTAGCATTTCCTGCTATAGGGGCATCATTAGAACCAAAACAACCAACAGTACAACCTTATAGTGCAGAAGCAATGGGATGTATGATCCTCCTAGAATGCACTGAGGGTGTGGAAAGACTTACGGTAGATTCTGAACTACTAAAGAATCCGGACTTTGATCCGTTTAGAGAAGAACTAAAAAGAATTATTACTGCTCTTGATGGTGTAAATGTTCCGGTATATGTCGCTCAGGAAAGATATTTCACTAGGAGAACAGTGGGATTATATAAACCAAACTATAACCGTTTCTTTGTAAATGAAACTCTTCTGAAAGATCCCAGAGAGTTTCTAGGAACAATGAGACACGAAGGATGGCACGTTGTTCAGGATTGTATGGGTGGTGGGTTACAAACATCCTTTATGGCACAAGTACATCAGGATTCTGAAATACCTGCTTGGGTAATGAAGCAGACTAGATTGACTTATGAATCAATGATGCAAAGTCGTGCTGTTCCCTGGGAAGCAGATGCTAACTGGGCAGAAGAGCAGTCAAATGTAACTGCTGAGAAGTTAGAAATGTGTGCTAAAGGTCCACTATGGGAACAGATTAGACCAACTCCAATGACTATGGATTGGTTGATTGGGTGTGGGTGGATGAAACCACAAGAGGGTAAGTATCCTTATTATCCAAATAAAAAAGCAGAGTATTGTACAGAAGGTAAATATTGATGGATTTTCCCTGGGGAGTTGTTACAATATTAGGATGCGGTCTTATCTTTACTGCATATGTGATTTACTACATATTACGATTAGCACACGAGGAAATGAAAGATGAAAAATTTAGCAATCATTCTATCAACGACAAGCCTTCTCATTAGTGGAGCACTTTGTTATGGTGCTTATGTGACTTATAAAAAAGCAGAAGCAATACTCAACAATCCAGAAGAGTTTGTTGGTAAGGTTGTGGAGAATCAAGTCAACAAAGCATTTGAAAAATTACCCATTCCAAAACTAAATACTGAGAAGTTTAAATTACCATTCTAATGGATAAGGATCCTTATATTTACAGAATTAAGTCTGTTCTTAAAGTTGTAGATGGAGATACAATAGATGCTGCTATTGATCTAGGTTTTGATATTTCTCTCACTAAGCGAATTCGCCTTGCTGGGGTTGATACTCCTGAGTCACGCACTACAGATGCGAATGAAAAGAAACTCGGACTTGAAGTTAAAGAATGGCTCAAGAAAAAGTTAGAAGGACAAACTGACGTTATCGTTAAAACAGAACTCCCAGATTCCACCGAAAAGTACGGTAGAATTCTGGGACATTTGTTTATTGGTGATAAGGAAGTATCCGCAGTCAATAAAAAGAAATCAGTTAATCAAATGATGATTGATGAAGGATATGCTTGGGAATATGATGGCGGCACAAAGAAAAAAGATTTTGCTTTATTGGAGTCTAGGAGACAAAAATGATATACTTTAATATTGTTAGATTGTTCGTTATTATCTGGGCAGCACTTATGATTTCTGCTGTAGAATCTGTTGCTATTAAAACAGAAGGTCAAGTAGAACTTGAAAGTACAAGTAGAGATGCATATGCAAAAGTTCTTGTACTTGCTGTAGGTTCATTTTTAGGAGATGCTGCTTTTAAATTAAAGAAAAAAGAGGTGTTAAAAAATGACACAGACAATAGTAAAAAGTGAAGAAGAAAACGAAATTAAACAAAAAAAGGTCGAGAGAGATAATATCTTCCTCGACATACTTTATAATCTTGTAGTTCAACTTCCTGCGATTGCAGTTACTTGGGTAATATCTAAAATTAATTGGGATTAGATTGATAAACGAGCAGATAGTTTCTTAGCAATTTTTTTAGCAGGGGCAAAGAGAGGTTTAAATCTTTCTTTGCCTTCTTTTGTGAATTTATCTTTTATTATATCATCAATAATAATCTTGTTATCAATTTCATAGAGAGAATTGATTTCAACTTGATCACGAATGTATTGCTCTACACTATCAGTTTGACCAACTAACTTTGTACCATCTGCAGAGTATTCAAAAATATCAACGTGACCACCTTCAGACATTACATAATGAAGGACTGGTTTGACCTGTTTAATTTTAATTTTAAACTTATTTTTTGTTGCCTCTTTAATTAAGGGTTCGGCAGCATTCTTTAATGCATTTAGAACTGTAGTTGATGCAATAGTTGCAGCAGTTGTGACTACTGCGACAGCACCAGCCGTAGCAACAAGAGAAGGGTCAGGTAAATTAATATCGATTCCACCGACTGTAAAGGTTGGTTGAGGTTTATCTGCTGGAATTTCTGCAACTGGAGTAGGTACAGGAGTTTGAATAGGGAAGGTTTGAACAACCTGAGGCAGTTGAGGAGGGGGGGTAGTATCTGGTAACCCCCTTGTCTTCTCTTGTTTTTCTGCTTCTTGTTTTTGACGTTCTGCATTTACTGCAGCATCAAACTCTGCTTGAGTTGGTACATTAATAACTGGATACTTAATTGTAGTATTTGGAACATCAACAACAGGAATTTCTAATCCACGAACAACAGGTTGTTCAACACTACGAACATTTGGCCTATCTATAGTCGATATTATAGATGGACCGGATATTCGATTGATGTTTGCGTTTGGTACGCTAATCGGATTATTTCCGATTATAGGTCTTAGATTTGGATTATCAATTAGTTGTATTGGTTCCATTAACCACATCCTCAACTCTTGGGTATTTCACAACAACATCTGCACAAACTTTGAAGTAAGGACTATCGGGATGGAACATAACTCCATTTTTATATGCTTCCCCACATTTCAATAATCTTACCAGTTCAAAATCTAAACGTGCTTTATCAGTCTCTGCTTGCTGCCTAGCAATTTCAGTTGCTGCTCTTTTCTTACATAAGTCCATTAGATGACCATCTAATGGAATATTGAATCCAGCAGAAAGTCCCCAATTTCCATTACGCGATGCAAAAGATTCTGGATCGTCACTGGCATTGTTGCTACTCATAGCAAATGGAGAAAACGAGAATGTTGCTCCTTGGCAACTTACTCCACTACCATAAGTATTAAGTGCATATGGTCCTTGAAGAACTTGAACGGCTTGGTTAGTTACATTTCCTGTAGCACTTGCACTTGGTCCAGCAATGTTTGTATTACTAGGTGCAGGAGTGCTTTGAGCAAACGCAGTTCCTGTTGAAATTATTGCGTAAAGACAGATATTGATGTAGTAGTTGATTGGGTTTCTGTGGTGCGATCTATCCATGTTTCTTTTGCCACTCCAGGTCCGAGATAGGTTTCACTGAACTGGAATGGAGCACCTTGCGTCATGATCGAATAAGCAGCACCTCTTTGAGGAACGCCAGGAATGTTGATGTTCGTACCAGTTACAGTATAAGATTCACCAGTTGTATATTCAACTTGGCGGATTGTTTCTATAATCTTTGTAGTAGATTCTGTGGTTGCATTAATTGTGCCCCTTGTAAAATTAGGCACAACACTTTCAGCATAAACGGGAGTACAAATGACTCCCGTTGCTAAAAGCAAAACGGGAGTTAAAAGTCTCATTTGAATACGCTTAACTCAATAGATCTTTGAGCAGTTGCACTTGTCCCTGCACCACCAGCAGTAACAGTTGGGACACCAGTTGGGGAAAGAGTACCTGCAAGAGTTCCTTTCTCACCACCAACTTGAGTCACACTATCTCCGTAGAGATTTGGTGTTCCAATAACACCATTAGTAACTGTTTGAGTAGTAACGGGAGTATCAGCAGCATTAAAACTTTCGGAGAAAGTAAATGCTTGTCCTGGAGTATTGATATCATAGGTTCCAGCACCACCAACACCCCCAAAGGATGTTGCTTGGATATTGGTTCCTGAGGCTGAATAGGAAGCACCAATTCGGGTTGATTGAACCGCAGCACCATCAACTTTCAATTGAACGGAATCAGTGATTTTTGATGTGATTTCAGCAGCATTAACTGGGATTGCGAAGAATAACGAAAAGGCTAATAGAAGTCTTTTCATTTTCTTTTTTGTGATAAACACTATTGTTATTTAGGAGATTGTGGTAAAATAAATAATCTAAAGAACAATTAGTAATATAGTGGCACTTAAGAAACCATCAGATTTATTTAATTCGCAAGATATCTCTGGAGTATTTGAAACGCCAGAAGTTTCTTCAGACATTGTAGAAAGTTACGATAAATTTCGTATTAACTTTGATAGAGTTAACGAACTTTCTGAAAAAGTAGAAACATTATCTCAACAACTTTCTGAAAAACTGAGCAGAACTGAACTTGAGAATGCAATGCTTTCTCAGTTAATGATTCTTGATGAAAATTTTAAGTCCTTTCAAAATCAGATTAATGGAATTAATAAAGAAGATTTAAGAGAATTTAAAAGCACTGTTTTTAATCTTGCGGAACTTGTTGGGAATATTGTAGAAAATGAGATCCCAAAATATAAAAAGCAAGTTACTAAGAGTGAACTCTATGTTAGCGAGAAAGTTAATCAAATTCAAGAAGTAATAGAAGAAAATATAATCAATATTCGTGAAGAGATTGATACTAAATTTGGTAATATTGCCGAAGTTGTTGACCATAACATTGAATGTCTTAATCAACAAATTCAAGAAAACTCGTCTAAAATTAAAGAGACTACAAAAGTTTATAATAATCTTTCTCAAGTTTTAGAAAATAAAATTTTAAAGGAAAATCAAAAATTTGAAGAATATTCGAATTTAATTAAAAATCTTTCTTATGCATTTGATGAACTTTCTGAAATTTTTAAAGAAGAACTTTCTGTATCATCGCATCTGAATGAAGAGAAGTTCAAAGAGTATCAAAAAGAAATTGAAAGTAGACATATTGAAATCCAAACTTCTATTGATACTCGTTTAGAAGACTATCGGAAAGATCTTGTTGATATAAAAACAGATGTTGCTATCAATGAACAGCATATCAAGAATGTAGATAACTATCTGCAAGAAAATCATAAAGAAATTGTTCAACTTAAAGAAGAAGTTTTTTCTCAGATTGAAAAATTACCTGTTGGAAATTTACAAGAGAATCTTGAAAGATTAGAAAAGAAAATTGATTACATCAAAGAAACATATTCTAAGATTGAATCTGAAGACTTAGTAAAAGAAGTTATTTCTGAAGGTCTTTTAAACGAACCCCCAGAAACAAAGAATTCAGATTCTCTTACACCACTCAATCAAAACTTTGTAACTCTAGAACAACTTCAAGAGCATTATCGTCTATTCATCAATCGTATTCAGCAACAGCTTGCTACCATTGGTGGTGGTGGTGAAACACAACTTAAGTATCTTGATGATGTTGTTGGTATTGCTACCGATCCAAGTTCTTATGATGGGAAGTTTCTTAAGTATGACCATTCTCTAGGTAAGTTTGTATTTGAAACTGTTTCTGGTGGTGGGGGTGGTATTCAAGGAATTCAAGGAATTCAAGGTACTGATGGTTCTAATGGCACTCAAGGTACTCAAGGTACTCAAGGTACTGATGGTGCTACTGGTACTCAAGGTATTGCTGGATCTCAAGGTACTCAAGGTATTCAAGGTTCTCAAGGAATTACGGGTTCTGGTACTCAAGGAACCACAGGATCTCAAGGCATTCAAGGTACTCAAGGTACTGAAGGTACTCAAGGAACCACAGGATCTCAAGGCATTCAAGGTACTCAAGGTACTGAAGGTACTCAAGGAACTGTAGGTACTCAAGGCACTGAAGGTACTCAAGGAACCACAGGATCTCAAGGTATTCAAGGCACTGAAGGTACTCAAGGAACCACAGGATCTCAAGGTATTCAAGGTACTGATGGAACTTCAGGTACTCAAGGAACCACAGGATCTCAAGGTATTCAAGGTATTCAAGGTACTGAAGGTGCTCAAGGAACCCAAGGAACTCAAGGAACCACAGGTACTCAAGGTACTCAAGGTACTGAAGGTGCTCAAGGAACCCAAGGAACCACAGGTACTCAAGGTACTCAAGGTACTCAAGGTACTGAAGGTGCTCAAGGAACCCAAGGAACCACGGGTACTCAAGGTACTGAAGGTACTCAAGGAACCACAGGTACTCAAGGCACTCAAGGCACTCAAGGTACTGAAGGTGCTCAAGGAACCCAAGGAACCACAGGTATTCAAGGTACTACTGGAACACAAGGTATTCAGGGTATTCAGGGTGCTACATCGAGTGCCTTGGGATATTATGGAAGTTTTTATGACACTACCAATCAAGTTAGTGCCGGAACAACTGCAAGAAATCTAGTTGCGATTGGTCAAACTGCAGAATCATATGCGGTCAATATTGTAGACGGGACAAAAATTAAAGTAGATAACTCTGGTGTTTATAATGTCCAATTTAGTTTTCAATTAGAGAAAACAAATGCATCTACTGATACAGTTGATATTTGGATTGCTAAAAATGGAAGTGATGTTCCATATACTGATAGTCAAATTACAATTCAAGGTGCTGGAGAAACAGAGATTCCTGCTTGGAACTTTGTATTGTCATTAAATGCGGGAGATTATATTGAATTTTATTGGTCTTCCAGTGATGCGGATATGCAGTTGTCTACACTTCCAGCAGGAAGTAATCCAACTCGACCTGTTAGCCCTTCAGTTATTGTAACTATTGCGGAAGTAGCAAGTGCATTATCTGGAGCTTCTGGAGGAGGAACACAAGGAATTCAAGGAATCCAAGGTACTGGAGGAACTCAAGGAATTCAAGGAGCATCGGGTATTCAAGGTACTCAAGGAATATCGGGTACTGAAGGTGCAGCAGGTACTCAAGGTACTCAAGGTACTCAAGGTACTCAAGGTACTGAAGGTGCTCAAGGAACCCAAGGAACGACAGGTATTCAAGGTACTCAAGGTACTGAAGGTGCTCAAGGAATCCAAGGAACTCAAGGAACCACAGGTACTCAAGGCACTCAAGGTACTGAAGGTGCTCAAGGAACCCAAGGAACCACAGGTACTCAAGGAATATCAGGTACTGAAGGTGCAGCAGGTACTCAAGGAACCACAGGTGCTCAAGGTACTGAAGGTACTCAAGGAATATCAGGTACACAAGGAATTCAAGGTACTCAAGGAACCACAGGTACTCAAGGAATATCAGGTACTCAAGGAACCACAGGTGCTCAAGGTATAACAGGTGCTCAAGGAACCACAGGTGCTCAAGGTACTCAAGGTACTCAAGGAATTCAGGGAAGTGATGGTGTAGGCACTCAAGGAATTCAAGGAATTAGTGGAGTAACTGTTTTAGGTTCAAATAATAACTATAGCGGAATCACAACTTTTAGTGGAAATGTATTTACAACTGCAGGATTGCAGGTACAACAAGTAGAAGAAACATATAATACCTATAGTACTTCAATAGCATCTGCAGCAGTTGTTTCTCTTGATTGTTCAACTGGAAATACTTTCTACGTTACTTCAACAGTTAGTGGAAACTGGACTGCAAATCTTACCAACTTGAATTTAAGTGCAAATTGTTTGACTAATGTGACTTTGATGATTACACAAGGTACAACTGCTTATGTTCCAAATGCACTTCAAATTGGTGGTGTTTCACAAACAATCAATTGGCAAGGGGGATCAATCCCAACTGGAAATAATTCCAAGAAAGATGCAATTGCATTCACAATCTTCTATACAGGAAGTGTATATAATATCTTCGGACAACTTGTAACATTCGGATAATCTTATGTTTGGTCTAGCATCGCAAAGTTATAGAGTAGGTCAAAGACCTGGTGTTATAGTTGTAGATCCCAATACTCTACCAAACCTTCAAGTTTGGTATAATGCAGATTTGGGAACTTCTGCTTCTGGAAACTTTAATGTAAACTTGACAAGTGGTGACGATGTTTCTCAGTGGAAAGACCGTTCTGCATTTGGAAACAACCTTAATAAATCAGGTAATAACTCAGTCAAACCAAATTGGATAGCAAACCAAGCAGGTGTTGGAAATACTTTTGGTGTTATCCGTTTCAATGGAACTTCTGAAAGTTTAGATATTAATCCTATTCCTTGGTTACAAAGTTTGGGTGGATTTTCATTATTTGTTGTAGCAAGAGCATCAACCGTTGGAGTATCGGCTAGAACTATTTGTACAACAAATACAGGAGGTTTTCAGATTACACACAATGGAACTAATTGGAGAGTTGAGGCAGGAAATTGTAGTGGAGTTTCCACAGTTACTGGTGTTGGAGATACTTCTAGGTTTAACATTTATAGTTTGATTTTTGATGGGATTGGTGTGGGAAATACTGCAAGACTTAAATTTAGATATAACAAAATTCCTCAAACATTAACATATACTGGTATTGCAAATAGTATTACTAGTGCATCTGCATCTACTTTTTATGTTGGGGTAGGTACTCTGGGTAATTCTGGATTTTTTAGTGGTGATATTGCGGAAATTATTATGTTTACAAGAGCTATCAACTCTTCTGAAATTGGGGGTGTGGAATCTTATATGACTGCACACTGGAACCTCTGAACCACTTGACAGGTAAGTGATTTTAGGTTAAAATCTTGGGGGTTACTCCCGAAATTAACTTCGTTTTATATTATGCTATTTTCCAAATCTTATAGGAAATTTGATAGTAAAAAGTTTTTTGGAAAATTTAATTTTAAATCAACCAAACAACGATCAAAAACTAGTACGTCTTCTTTTAGTTATGCTGATGCCCCTAGTGTATCGGGTGAAGTAATACCTTGGGGTGTCCGCGCAGTCTGGCAAGGAGAAGACATTGCTAAACGAGGAAACTTTGCAAGCGATACTTATGCGTTTGTGATTGACTCTGGCGTATCAGATCAAACGGGAGATCTTAACTTTGCTCCAGCAGAGTGGAGTAAGAGTTGGATTTCTGGGCAATCACCATTTACGGATGCTAATGGTCACGGAACTCATATTGCTGGAACCATTGGTGCTCTTGTTAATGGAAGGGGAATTGTCGGCGTTGCACCTGGAGCGCAGATTATTTCTCTAAAAGTCAACAATGATGCTGGTTTTGGTGATGGTTCAACAACTGCAAAGGCAGTTGACTATGCGATTGATGTTATTAATAAAAACAATCTGGATAAAAGCAAGGTCGTTATTAATCTTAGTATCAATGCGACCTTTGACCCATTGCTAAATTCGTCTGTTATTAATGGCGCTAATCAAGGTATTAAATTCGCAATTTCTGCTGGAAATAATGGAAAAGATGTAGATGGATTTTCTCCTGTGTCAACTGGATATCATCCAAATGTCTTTACTGTTTCTGCAGTAGATAGCAGCAACAGAATGCCTTTTTGGTCTAATTGGGATCGTATTGATTCTAATGATAGTGTTGATGATGTTGATTTTTCTGCTCCTGGAGTTGGAATCCTTTCATATTATAAGAATAATCAACTCTCTGAGTTGAGCGGAACATCAATGGCAACTGCACATATTTCAGGTTTATTGATTACTGGTGGAGTTCAAGCGGGTAATTATGTAACTCCAAATTATTCGGATACATCAGATCCCTTTGCAATCACGAGTACACAGGTATTTAACCCTTCGGCAATAATTACATCTGGACCTTATCCGACACCTGCCCCTCCAGTATCCACATTTAAATTATCAGCACCCTCTAGCGTCAAAGAAGGTGAGACCCTGAAGGTCGATATTGCAACTACTAATCTTCGGGTTGGTTCTGACATGTATTGGCAAATTTCTGGAAATGGGATTGAGATGAATGATTTTTATTCTATCAATAATCTCTGGGGTAATGCAATTGTTGCTGATAATGGAACATCTTCAATCAACTTTAATATTAAAAAAGATGGCATTACAGAAGGAAATGAAGTGATTAAATTTGAATTATTTGATAGTTCTCATCCAAGTACTAGAAAAAAAGTCACAGAATCACTTATTACTATTGAAGACACATCTAAGACTCCACCACCGATTCAATATCAATGGGGAACCACTGGTAATGATGTGATTAATGGTGGCGAATTTCGGGACACGATCACGGGTTCTTTGTCTTCTGGAACATCGCTGTCCGCAATGGGTTCTGGTCAAATTGATGTATTGATAGGAGGTTCTGATACTGATGTATTTGTTCTTGGTGACAGTCGTGGTATATTTTATAATGATGGAGTAAGTAATTCCTTAGGAAGATTTGATTATGCTCTCATCAAAGACTTTAAAGTTGGAGAGGACAAAATCCAAGTAAAATCTGGATTAGGCGGATATCTTTCTGAGGTTGTTAATGGAAATCTTTCGTTGTATTGGGATGTCAACAGGACGGGAAGGATAGAGACTAGTGGTTTCAGATCTGATGAATTGATTGCTGTATTTGAAGGAGTTACTGCTTTAAGTAATAGTGAGTACATTGCAGTGAGGTGAATCTGGAAGGGTGTAAGGGCTTGACAGGATATCCCGACACTGATATGATAAATACAACAACAGGTTAAGGATTACAACAATCTCTTAACACTTGTGCTCCCGTTAACCGAGACCTATGGGAGGGTAAATACGTCTCTCATATCCGCACTGGAGGGTGGTGCGGAGCATAACGATACCAGTTCGTCCCCCCGAACTCTTATCTAACACTCTTAACAAAATGACTGCTACAATTTCACGTCAACAAAAATCGAATACTTGGGAACAATTCTGCAGCTGGATCACCAGCACCGACAACCGCCTCTATGTGGGTTGGTTCGGCGTTCTGATGATCCCCTGCTTGCTTGCTGCAACTACTTGCTTCATTATCGCATTCATCGGTGCTCCCCCAGTGGACATTGATGGCATCCGTGAACCTGTTGCTGGTTCTCTGATGTACGGAAACAACATCATCTCTGGTGCTGTTATTCCTTCGTCCAATGCTATTGGACTGCACTTTTACCCCATCTGGGAAGCTGCTTCCCTGGATGAGTGGCTCTACAACGGTGGTCCTTTCCAACTTGTTGTATTCCACTTCCTCATCGGCATCTATGCCTATATGGGACGTGAGTGGGAACTCTCCTACCGCCTGGGTATGCGTCCTTGGATCTGCGTTGCTTACAGCGCACCTGTTGCTGCTGCAAGCGCAGTGTTCCTCGTCTATCCTTTCGGTCAAGGTTCTTTCTCTGATGCGATGCCTCTGGGTATCTCTGGTACATTCAACTACATGCTTGTGTTCCAGGCAGAGCACAACATCCTGATGCACCCCTTCCATATGCTTGGAGTTGCTGGTGTCTTCGGTGGTTCTCTGTTCAGTGCTATGCACGGTTCTCTGGTTACTTCCTCGCTGGTTCGTGAAACCACCGAGAACGAGTCGCAGAACTATGGTTACAAGTTCGGTCAAGAAGAAGAGACTTATAACATCGTTGCTGCTCACGGTTATTTCGGTCGCCTTATTTTCCAATACGCTTCCTTTAATAACTCCCGTTCGCTGCACTTCTTCCTCGCTGCTTGGCCCGTTGTAGGCATCTGGTTCACTGCTCTTGGTGTTTCTACGATGGCCTTCAATTTGAATGGCTTCAACTTTAATCAGTCTATCGTTGATGGACAAGGTAAAGTTATTAACACCTGGGCTGACGTTCTAAACCGCGCTGGACTGGGAATGGAGGTAATGCACGAGAGAAATGCTCATAATTTCCCTCTTGACCTCGCTGCTTCTGAAGCAACTCCTGTTGCTCTTACTGCTCCCGCAATCGGTTGATAAAAACTCAATAGTTTTTGAGACCTCCTTCGGGAGGTCTTTTTTTTGTGCTCACTTGACTAAATAGTTAAACTTATGGTATAATAAGTTTAATGTTAAATAATCAAACTATGAAAACCTGCAACGTATGCGGTGAAACCAAACCGCTTTCAGAGTATTATCCAACTCAATTCAAGAGTAAAGAGTTTCCTGATAAAATCTATTATCACGGGAAATGTAAGTCTTGTTTCATTAAAGCAAAACAAAAAGATTATACTCCAGAAAAAGGTAGAGATAAAAATCTACGATATAATTATGGTATTACACTTGAAGAATATAATATTCTTTTAAGTAATCAGGAAGGTAAATGTGCTACTTGCGGAACTACTGAGCCAGGAGGTAGAAAATCTGGAAGGGGTGGTGGAACTAATGTATTTGTTGTAGATCATTGCCACGATACTGGTAAAGTTAGAGGTCTTCTTTGCCATAGTTGTAACAGGGCTATGGGACTATTAGGAGATAATGTAAACATTATTGAAAGTATGATTAAATACCTTGAGCAGTACGAAACCAATGTCTCATAATAATCAACATCATCCTATGGAATCCTGGATTATCTGGGCGGGTGTAGGTATGATGGTTTTTACAGTTCTTGTGTTTGTCTTATTCACTTTCGGTCAGATGTATTGGGGATAAAATAATTACTTGAGTTTTGTGTGAGGTTCAAGACATCTAATAATATCTGCATTACATCTACATTACATCTACATAACATCTGCATCATATTTGATATACCCTATAATGGGTACTTGATCTTATAAAGTATAATGCTATAATTACCCAGAAGAACAGGGGAAGATCCCCCAGTCTTCTCTTGTACTTTAAATCTTAAAAATTTATGAAACCTCTTTCATATTATCAAAAGACTTCAGTTTCAGTTCCGACGAAAGACAAGTATATGACCACCTACTATTACCGAAGGGGAGTAATGGTAGGAATGAAAGTCGGTCCTCATGATGAAAACTTTGAACCACCAAAGAATTGTGTGGAAGAAAAAGTATTAGACGAAGTTTCATATCAAGCACACTTGAAGCATTATCATGAAGAGATAAAAAAACTACAGGATGAATTTAAATATGATTTAATGAAAAAATATAATGTTCTGGGACATCCCAAAGCAGATGAGTGTTTCTATAAGGCATGGGATTTTGGAGAAAGTTCTGGACTATATGATGTTGAAGATTATTTTAGGAACCTCATAGAATTAGTAAAAGACCAATCAGTAAATTGTGTACATTGATATTATGTCATTAACTATTGAACAAATTGAAGAACAAATTTCCAATCTTCAAAAGACTTTAGATGAATTGAAAAATCCCAAATTGCAAGTCATTCGACAATTCACTGGACAATACTTTGCTCCTTATCAGGGAAGGCAGTATCGTCGTATGGAGTCCGAAGGTATTCCAATCTGGGAATGTTATTTGGATATTAAAAAGGAATGGGTTCTTGTTGAGACAAGAGAAAACAAACAACTCGAAAAAATTTATCTCAATGATTGCGTTCCTGAAATAGAGGAAACTGAAGATTAAAAAAGAAAGAGTGGTAAAACCACTCTTTTGACATTAAGTTGCTGGTGGTTCAGGAACTGGTTCGGGAACTGGAACTGGTTCAGGTACTGGAACTGGTTCAGGTACTGGAACTGGTTCAGGTACTGGAACTGGTTCAGGTACTGGGGGCTCTACAAATTCTTGATAGCACAAACATATGTCCCCATTTTTATCAATAAAATATGGTCGATATACTCTGTACATAACATTTGGCATGTACATGATTCTTGGTCTTGGTCTTAAATACTTCATTGAAACCCCCCTGATGATTTACATCCGATTGTAATTGAATTTTTAACTCAAAAACCTATAGAATAAATCTACGGTGTTAATATATGAATTTGTGTCCTCCTTTCTTATTTGGGTTCCTCCACAGGAACATATTTGTGTTGAATTTTATAACCTAATTCACTTGGAGTCCACCATCCAGATGCAAGAGTAGATATTGAAGTTGCTAAAATTGCCGATGCTATACCAACACCAACAATCATCCATTTAATTCTAGAAACATCTTCAATTTTTTTTTCTACTAAACTCACTTTTTTATTGACAGAATTACGTACTTCATCAATCATTTTAATGATTAATTCATTAGCTTGTGAATTTTGATCTAATCTGTTTTCATGTCTTTCAAGGATAATGGCAACAGTATGATTACTTTCAGAAATCTTATCTACGGCTTTTTCCAATTTATTCAACATCTGTTTAGATAGATCTTCATAAATTTGAAATCTAGATTCAAGGACCGCAAGTTCTTTGTTGCTTATGCCAAATCCCATAGTGGATAAACTCCGTATTAAATTGGAATATCGGTAGGGGGTTCAGCAGGTGCTGTGCAGATTCCTACTGATTCTGGTTCTGGTGTCATTGACTGATAAATGTCAGAATTCTGAATCACATCAGTCATAGTTCCATAGTTATCAATTCTTTGATCGACATTTGCAATCTGACTATCAATGATATTTTGTTGATAGTTATAAAATGGATTATAATATCTTCCATAATAATATGGATCAATGTTGTAATATCTTTTATAATATGGATATGGTTGATATCTGTAGTACATTTTAAATCTCCTACTTAGTAAGGATAGTATGGATAATGTGAATAATAAGGGCAATATCTATCATAGTAAGGATAGCACCCATAACGATAGTAGTCATAATAGTCATAGTATCTTCTATGGTAGTAGGAATAATTGTAAGGTCTCGGATAATACATTTGAGTCTCCTGTTTGGTTGGTTATCTCAAAAGTCCAAATGTCGTATCCCTCCTGTCTGATGTAATCAAAAGGAATCCAACAGTATCCGTTGTCTCCCCAACTCGTTCCAAAACTATTCTTTGCTAAGAATAATCTTTTTCCTAAATCATAACCAACCATACACATTGCGTGCCCACCAAGACTTTTTTCCTTTCTGGAAGGAAGATATACAGTAGAAATACTTTCATTTAGATCCATAAAACTATCATAAATTTCCATTCCAAATACAACAGGTTTGTTGTTATTCAGCACTTCAGTAATGTAATAAGTGCTAATAAGTTTTTGATACTTAAGAACCTTTCTTTTCTTGGCATCTTCATAGCATTCATCTGTTGGTTTATCATCAAACTTTTCTACGTCATAAGGCCATAGATCTTCAGAACAAACTCCAAACTTGGATAATGATTTCAGACCATCTCTTAAATAAATTCCATTATCTTCTGAAATACTTTCATACTCAGCGCGAGTGTTATAATAAATGAATAATCTACTGAGATGTATGAAGTATTCTGGATAATTTTGCCTTACCTTCATTTCATATGCATTTGTTAACGCATTAGAACTGCAACTACCCAATGTTCCTTGTGATTCCACAATCGTATCCCACTCACGAAGATCTACAAATTCTCGTAGAACTGCGCTATTATCTGATTGATAGATGTAATCTCTTACATCGGGTAGAGATGGTTTGATATTAAAGTTCATTGTTCTAAATTAGATAATTCTCCATTGTCCGCCACGAAATACTATAGATACTGACTGATTAGGTACTGATATAATATAATTGTTTGCATTATCAATTTTTTCAAGTCCTGATGGTTGAATAGTGATCTTTCCAGAACCTTGTCCATATTCATCTTTGATTGTATAAACTCTTCCAGTCACACCAGTAGGTAATGTAATCGTGACTGCAGAAGCACTAAAAACTCCAATATATTCATCGTTAGCAGTTGCTGTATAAGAACCAGTAACTCCTATAGTTGCAATTAAATCTGCACCAGAAGCAGAAATAGTAATATAACCAGTAGAGTTACTAACACTAATACCAGCTCCAGCAACAATTGAAAGAACTCCTGTGTTTGAAACTGCAAATCCAACTGTATTACCAGTTGAAACTAAGTTTGTAATCGAAACACCAAGTCCAGCAACTGGATTAACAGAAGTGACAACCGCACTTTCTCCGACGCTAACTTGATTAAATGATACCGAAGCATTTGGTGAAACATCTTGTGCTATAGAAATAAATCCATCGAGCACATTAATGAAACTACCAATTCCAACCACTCCATAATCTGTTTTTGATGTAGGTTGGGCTAAGTATGCCATTGTTTACTCCGTTAGATGATGTGCCAATCTCCACCGCGACAGAATATGTTTACCGATTGGTAAGGTACTTCCATAACGTATTTGTCGGCACCATCAATATAACTACCGTCAGTGGTAGTAACGGTGACCTTACGATTTCCTAATGGTGGACCCATCTCTGCTTTCACGATGATTTCACAGCAGTCGATGCAGTTCTCAGGTAATGAAATAGTAACAGGTTCGTCACTGTTGACACCGATATAGTAATCATCGCAAGTAGCAGTATAATCAGATGAAACCAGGACGCTTTTGCACTTACAGGTACACACTCCCGGTTCCCCTTGAGGTCCTGGTGGTCCTTGCGGTCCTGGTGGTCCTTGCGGTCCTGGTGGTCCCGGAGGACCCGGAGGGCATTCATCGGGACAATCATCGCCGTCTATAACTACATTGATATTGTTAGTGCCACCGTCACGAGTATTCAGTATCTCTGTTATTTCGGCACGAATCGACTGAATGTTTCCAAGAACATTTGGATCGTTATTTCTTTGATATTGTGCAAGAAGATTATAAAGATCAATAAGTCTTCTTTCTGCTGAGTCCATAGTTAGTCTCCTTAAAAAAAGAGGGGGAGTTATATCCCCCTTTAGATAACTACTGAACTAAATCAGCGAACAGCGTTGCTGGTGGAGGACTGACCTACACCTGCCATGGTTCCAAAGTTAACCATACCCTGACGGGTCTCAGCAATCTGACTATTCAGAGCGTTGAGTTGTGAATTAACTTGTGAGGACAGGGCAGCAAACTGGTTGTTGAACAGACCATCTCTGACGCCCCAGTAATCTGAACGGCAACCTTGAAGGTCTGTGTTACGCTCAATCAGAAGACGATTGAGTTCATCATTCTTGAGAGAATTGATGAGGTCTCTAGTCTTCTCATTTTCGTAAGCAATTTGCTTGCTGGTGTCATACTTGCTCTCAGCAATTTCTCTGCTGAGTTGATGCTGACCAAGTGCTACAGCAGTAGCAACTTTTTCTGTTGCAAGGGCATTAGCAGCAGCGGTCTTCTCAGTGGCAAGAAGAATTTCAGAAGATAACTTCTGAGATGACATATCTGTGAAAGCTTTCAGAGCAGCAAGGTCACGGGAATTATCAAAGTCTCTTGCTTGAGAAGCAATATAGAAGTCAGCAGCACGTTGCTGAATCTTGTCAGCAGCTTCATCAATTTTAACTTGGTTGTTATGACCAGTGACTAAAACATCACGGTTGGTGTCTTCTGAAGAAGCAGCAATAGCATACTTGACATCACCGAAACCTAATGCTTGCTCTCTACGAATGTCAGAATCGCCAGTGAGAACTGCTTGACGAACATCTGATGCACGAGTAGCAACATCGTAACGGATTTCTCCACGCTCTACAGAACCTTCTCTACGAATGTCTGAGTGCTGTGCTGCAAGTGCTGCCCAAGGATCGGGCATATATACTTGATCTGCCATTTTTTTGTTTCTCCTTAAAGGAAAGAAAGGTTAGTTTGTAGAGCAATACAATCCAGATCTTCCCTGACATAATGCCAGAAGAGTCGAGTCCACAGAAGACTGTAGAAGAGTCCTCTGGGATTATTACACTTCAGAATTGGATTGTATTACCCAATTAGAGGTGAGGCATTAATAAAGGAACCATTGCTGGAATCTTTTAGTAATACATCGGGTCTCTAATGAAGAGGATTGCTCCTCTTATCAATATTTAGTAAATTTATTTTGTCTTAAGATGAACACTTTTTCGTTCTTCTTGCCACTTCAAGAAACCTGCCATAGTATTTGGATACTTTGGTTTTCTTCTACCTCTTGGTTTCTTTTGATGTTTCATAGCGATTTCATAATTACTCCAAGTTAATTCAAGTTCTTCTGGTCCGTTATCGAAGTGATAGAATCCATCTGTCCAAAAGTCAAACGAAGATTTATTTTGTATATGATCGCACCACAATTTAAATGATGCAAATACAAATAACCATCCAAGTCTGAGTTTTGAAAAGAAGTCTTTGAGTGTGATCATTTTTACTCCTTTAAACTCATCATTATATAGTCTGGGGTAAGTAAAAATTTTCATTGACTTCTTTTATAAAGTATTGTAAACTAAATATGAGAAATAACTAAGGAGGTTATGACTTCTTCAACACTTTCACAACCTATTCAACAACGAGGATGGTTTGATGTCCTGGATGACTGGCTTAAACGAGATCGCTTTGTATTTGTGGGTTGGTCTGGATTACTACTTTTTCCCACTGCTTATCTTGCCCTTGGTGGCTGGCTTACTGGCACAACGTTTGTTA